CCGTCTCGCCGGTGTCGCTGGTCTCGCTCTCAGCTTCGCCGTCGCCGTCAGGGCGTGCGGTGTAGTAATACTCGACGTTGCCGGTGGCGCCTGCCCTTTCGCTCTCTGCCTCGGTGTCATAGCGGCCGTGGTAGCTGTCGCTAGCTGCACCGCCACCGCTGACCACCGTGGCCGTATTGCCGTCGATGGTCACCGTGCCGTTGCTGAACACGAGCTTGTTGACCGCACCGCTAGGGTCGCCGTCTACCTCTTCGACCGTGAACGTATTGCCTGGGAACTGCGATACGACCGTAGCTGTGCCGGTGCGCTGGATGCGGACGTCATAAGTCTGCTCCAAAACATAGACGCGCTGATCGGCGTCGAATTGAATGTCACTGGTGTCAAAGTCGATGCTCTGCACCTCAACGCCGCTGATGGTTCCGCTTTGCCGGTCGAGCGATGTGCGCACGGCAATGCCAAGGTCCATGCTCTGTTCGTAGTCGTCGCTCACGCAGTACAGCTCGACGCGTGCCGTGTCCAGCTTAGACGTGCTGTTCTTCGTGTCGCTCGGCGTGGTGTCCGTGACGGTGTACACCACAAACGGCGCGTCGACGTCCTGCTGTGCCAGCTCCGGATAGATGCGGTCGGCACAGATGGCGCCGACGTCGGTGCTGTCCTTGAGCAGCTTGTATATCGCTTTTCCTGTTTCCATTACAGCTTGTATTTCTCAAACACCTTACGGTATAGGCTGACCTGCATGCGCTGCATCTTAGGAGAGTAGCGCGCAAGGAACGGCCGAATGATGTTGTAGTTCCGCGAACCGATGGACCGACCGCGACCGCCGACCTGTCCGCTCTCTACGATGGCAGCAAACCAACCGTCGTTGCGGTCTGATCCACCCATGCGCGGTCCAACCCACACATTGATTTTAGAGCCTTTACTGTTGCGCACTCCGATGCTTCGGTGCAACGTGCCTGGCTGAGTGGTGACGATGCGGCGACCGTCGTAGAACACGAAGTCTTCCTTCATGCGCTTGCGCCTCAGTTGACCCTTGAGCTTCTTGCTTGCGCTGCGTGCAATACTTTGGTTGGCTTTGCGCAGGTCTTTGCTCATCTCTTTTGGGAAGTCTCCGATGCGCTTGACCTGCTTCATGAGATCCTCCAAACCAATGATGGTCTTGCGCTGCTTAAAGCGCGACATACTTTCCCTAAGCCTAACGCCCATCCGTCCCCTTCTCTTTGCAGAAGATGCGCAGGCCGTCGCGCCGTCCAATCTCCTCGAAGCCTAGTATCTCATACTCCCTGGTCTCGAAAATGATTGCATCGTCTTGGCTGATGCTCAGGCCATCGCCAGCGTCAGTGGGATTAGGATGCCGCACAACGAAGGTCACGTCACGCTGCGGAAAGATTTGGTACGCCTTCATGCTCTCGCCGGCCGAACCAGCGTAAATGACTTCGGCCCACATAGCCGTGTCCGTAGTCGAGCCTACCGTGGGCTGGCCGTAGTCATCCTGCGTCAGCGTCTCTGCGCGGTGCGTTATGTACCGGTCTCTCCGTCCTGCGTTCTTCATGGCTGGTAGATAATGCGGAACGGATTAAGCAGGGCATCAAGGCCAAACTTAAGGCGCGTGGTAACGGTGCCGCTCACTTCCTCAAGCCGGTTTTCGTACATGGTAGACACAAGCAGCTTGATGGCATGGACCACCGGCGTCGGCACGGTTGTGTATCCAGCGCTGAAGGTGACGACCACCGGCGTCAGAGCGTACTCATAAACGTTGGGGTAGTCGCGGAAGGCGATGCGCGACGGTTGGCTGATGAGGTCCGTGTACCAATTGGTTGTGGCCAGCGTTGTTAGGTTGCTATACGTCTTGTCCTCGGTCGTTTGGTACTTCACTTCGGTCACCGCCTGCACCGGTCCCATAGGGAAGTACGCATTGTAAAAGCCTGGTAGGTAGCCGCGCATGTTGTAGGTGCCCAGCTTGATGTTGCAGTGCTCCTCGATGTATGCGATGGCCGCAAGCCGCAGCGCTGTGATCAGTGTATCCTCGGCGGTGTGCGTTACGCGCATGAACGCCTTCAGCTCATCGACAGTGACGATGTTATCCAGGACTACTGTTTGGCCGGTAATCTCTACTTGCATTCTGTAAAAATAGAAAAGGCCGCACGAGGCGGCCCTTTCCTAAGAAGTAATTAGTGCTTATGCAGCATTGTCGTGGAAGGTGTACGCGGCAGCGGCGTGCAGGGCAGAAGCTGCAGCGTAACGGTGCACCGAGATGCGGACTTGGTGGCTCAGGTCCAAGGTGTAGGGGTTTACCACAATGTCGATTCCGCCTCCGAAGTATCCGAGCACGGCAGCCTGAGCGAAGTCAGCCATAATCATGGTACCCTCTGCGGCAACTCCGTTGGCCGGCACGAGGTCGGTCACGAAGTAGGGGTAACCCATAGCCGTGATCTGACCAGCGTTGGTCCGGTCGAGGATGGAGCTAACGCTAGATACGAGAGCGTCATCAGCAATCAGAGCGTGAGCCGTACCGTTGACGACCACCTTAACGTTCCGCAGGTCAACACCAGCGTCAGCCAAGGTGCCCTCGGCAGTCAGCATGCCGGCAGCATCCGGAGCGGCATCGCTGTCACCGTCGCCGGTTCCAATGATGGCATCGAAAACAGCCTTGTCAATCTGACGATTGAGCTGCGTCACCATGTCCTGCGTGATCAGCTGCTCGACAGCCGGTCCACCCTGCATCATGAGCTGCTCGGTCACGGTAACAAAGGCACCGTAGCGCGTAGGCGTCAGGCTCTTGTTTCCGATGGCAGACGATGCGTTGCTCACGTCAGCGCCCTCAGCAGCAGAAGCAACCGTAGCGGCAGTGTTGACAATGGGAATGTTGACGTTGGAGGTCAGTCCGGTCAACACGCGACCACCGAGCTGCTGGAAGAGCGTGGGGTTGGCGAGAGCGGCAACACCGGCGGCCACTTGCGTGCCGACCATGTTGGGGCTGTTGGCCAAGGCAGAGCCGGCACCAAACTCACCAGCGTCACCCAAGGCACGCAAAGCAACGTCCGGAATGGACAGCTGGCCCTTGATGGACACGCCGGACATCCGAGCTTCCTTCAGAGCTTCCTCAGTGTACTCAGCAGCAACACCGGTGAGGCGCTTGCCTTGAGCGAGGTCACGGACAGCAGCGGCCAAATCCAGGCGCTTGTGCATGCCGCGCAGCTCAGCAGTAGCACCACGGCCGGTCTCACCGGCGAGCACAGCGCTCTCGGCAATCTTGGCGTCCTCGCGCTTCACCTTGAGCTGGACATCAACTTTACGGATTTCAGTTGCAAGGCGCTCCATCTCCGCCACATCCGTGTCGTTCAGGTCGCGCTCCTCCAACTCAGCGGCTTTTTTAACGTCTTCGCGCTGCTCGACGTACTGCTGGCGAAGAGCCTGCAGGTCTTTGATGGGGAGATCAGTCATTTTCTTTTTTCTCTTCGGCACGAGCATACACGCTTGCAGCCTGATATGCCGGATAAGTTACAGGGGAGACGTCAATCAAACGGCTCACTTTCTCAATAACTCGCACGCCGTCTTCATCAACAGATTCTTCGCCGATAGTAAAGGCAAATGAAGACTGGCTGATGTCGCCGCGTTGGATCATGGTGTACAGGTCACGGCCGGCTTGAGTGTCGCTCAACACGCCACGGTAGTAGAGCCCTTCCTCATCTTCCTTCAACGTCAGCGTTCCGTTGCTTGTGCGCGCCAATGGCACGCCGTCATGATTGATGAGAAGCCGCACGTCATCTTCGAGCACGTCAGCAAAGGCGCCAGGTGCAATGCGTTCTTGAAACGTGCCGAGGTCAGTGGTGCTGTTGAACACTGCGGCGTACCCTTCCACCACCAAGTCATCGGTGGCGGCGCGCATCTCAGCGTGACGGAACTGCACGCCGTCGGCTTGTGCCTTGCGCTGCTGCTCCTGCGGCTCTCCGGCCAAGTAGGAGCGGATACCACGGATGCGGTCCTTGGGTTCTCCTGGCAAGGTTTCGTAGATCATGCCCAGCGCAACCTGCGTTGTCTTGTTGTCTGGGTTGTTTTGATTGTGCTCGCGCGTCATTGACCGCAGAGCGCGTCGTACTGCTCCGTCCATGTTTCGTTCGTTCATTTCGTCTACCCTTGCCGCAGCCCAACGTAGCATGGCCTTGCCTCCCCAGGCGTCATACATAAGTCCACCGCACCCTTCACTGTAGGGCACGTCTGCATTGTTGGCAGCACGGCTCAAGTAGCTGTAGGTTCTTTTTATTGTTTCGTCGCTTAGGTTCTCTCGGCTGGCAATTTGGTTGGCGCGCTGCTTGCCGACCTCGGTGCCACAGCTGCCCCACCCATTTTCATCTGCCCACTTCAGTGCGCGCTTGGCGTTGTTGACCGCGCCCTGTGGGTAGTCATTCCGTGGCATCGCTCGAAATCTTGTCTGAATACGCGTTCATACGATCCAAGGCAATTTGGTTCACTTGGACCAAATGCACATCGCCGTTTTCAGCTGGGTTCAATTCCTCATTGCCGCGCACCTCGTTGATGGTCATGACGCCATTCTGCAGCATCTGAGTGTAGAACCCAGCGCGAGCTTGCATGTCGCCACGGAATAGGTCATTTAAACTGAACTTGAAGTAATGCGACCGCGCTTCCTGCCGAGTTAGCAGCTTGCTCATCAGTTCCTGCTCGATGCGTTTTGCCCAGGGCATAACCGTGTGCCGAGCAAACATGAGGTTTTGCTGCTCGACGTTGTTGTATGTGGTCTGTGACTCAAGCTGCACCAGCGCTGGCGGTACGCTGAAGATGCGGCAAATCTCTTCCGCTTGAAACTTGCGCGTCTCGATGAACTGCGCTTCTTCCGGTGCGATGGCAATGCGGTTGTATTTAAAGCCAAACGGCAACAGCTTCGTGCCGGCTGAGGTCATGCTTCCGTTCCATGACTTCTGCAGCATCTCCATTTGCTCTGACTTCAGCGGCTGGTCGCTGGACAGCACGCCGGTCATCTGTCCGCCGTTGCCGAAGTATTGGCTACCGTAGTCCTGGGCGGCCTGCGCAAGTCCGATGTTCTCGCGGTGCAGCTGGATGGGAGACTTGCGGTACATGTTGCAGATCTCCAGCATGTCTTCCTGCTGGACAATCTTGCCGTCGCGCAGCTTGTAGACAATACGGCCCTCGACAACGTGCTGCTCGACGTAGTCGCTATCAATGCATTGCATAGCCAGGGGCACCCCACCGGCACCGCGCTCAATGATTGCGTAGCCCACGCCCTTGAGCACTGCATTGGCAATGACCGACTCCCAAAAGAAGAAAGGCGTTTCGTAAGCGTTCGGTCGGTATTTGGTCACGTCGCATGCAGGGTGGTCCGTAATGACGTCGCGGCGCTGACCGTTTACCTCATACAGGTTCAGGCCAAGGCTGGCAAGCGTGCTGGCAATCTTGT